TTGCCGTAAACACAAACGCATCGCCAATATCTGTCAGCGCGGGGAACGCAAAGATTGGGGTTGACGCCGTAATTGTCAGCAGTTCGGTTGGCCCCCAAAGTGTTCCACCAGAAACGGTCACAGTCGTCGCTGTTGTGTTGTTGCCGTCATAAGTCAAACCAGCGTCAACAAAGAAACAATCCTCAAGAGAGTCAAATGCGTTAGACGACATGCGCTCTACATACCGAACTGAGTTGCCGTTGACTGTGCGCTTTACAATGACATACAAATGATCTTCGTTGCCTTCGGCGACACAGGCGCAACTTACAAACACGCCGTCAGTGTCGTGCTGGTGCCAAGCGCCAACCTGTTGCTCAGGCACATAGGTCAACCCCAACAGCGATCCAGTCGATGAAATAAACCAAAGCAGTGGATGAGGAGATTTGCTGTAGCACATGTCAACAATGTTGTAATTGTCAAACAAATGTGCGGCTCTCAATGACAGATCGCCTGTGATGTATCCGTTGGATTGCCACGAGTATCCCAACTCGCGAATGTGACCGCCACGCGCCGCGCAATACACCATGCTGTTATTGATGATCGACGGCTGAACATTGTTAGCGCCAATGTATGACTGCGGTCGCACTGAGATTGTGGTTGGCGTAATTGCATCGCTGTTGACTGGGCTGATGCGCCACTCGGCGGCGCTGGTCAACAACAACAATTGAGTCAACGGAACAATGTGTCTAATGGTGTTGGCTTCTCGCGCAGCAACTTTAAATGAAATGCGGTCGTCATCCTTTACTGGCAAACGGTACGACATGTCGCTTTCAGTGCCTGACCGTGTCATCCACAATTGCTGTGGCGAGTTTGTTGTTCCTGCAAATACTCGTCGCTGCTCAAAGTACGAGACGGCGCCAGGGTAGTTGAATCCGCTCAACACAGGCGTACCAAACGCTGCGGATGATCCACCAGCGGCGCTAGTCACGGTCACAACTGGAGCGGTGTAGTTTGTGCCTGGATTAGTGACATTCACCTTTGTAATGACGCCGCCAGTCACTTCTGCGCTGACAGCAGCACCAGTACCAGTCGAGTCTGTGACGCCAAGAACCACAGCGCCGCGCACAACAGGAGACAATACAGGCGTAAGAATAGCGCCAGTACCGCCAAGATCTAGCGGATAAGCAGGAACTGTACAAGCAAGTGTTCCGTTGTCGGCTAACACAAATATTGGAGCCGTGTATCCGCTGCCAGCGTTTGTAATTCCAATTGTGGTGATGACTCCGCCAGTAAGACTAACCGTGAATATTGCGCCTGTTCCTGTAGGATCTGCCACCGTAAGCGTTGGAGAGTTGTATCCAGTACCACCGTTGGTAATGGTCACAGCGGAGAATGAACCACCAGTCAATGTTGTTCCGTAATTAGTTCCGCCGTTGGTCACTGGGACGCTAACAATTCCGTTCTCATAGAATGTCGTGTCGTAGATGGGAGTTGTGATTCCCATGTCAGGGGCAATGTTGTTGTCGGTGAATGACAAGGCAGCGGTCTGGCCAATGTATCCATACAGACCAGATTGAATCTTGTAGATGTTGTATCGGATGGCGCCAGACACGGACGACCATGTGATCGTGTTGTACGCGCCATTGACATACAAGTTGTTGGTTACGCTTGCGCTAGTAGATGCAAGACTCTCGTCAATTCCGTTGGCGCCAATAGCAGTGACAACATACGAGTTTACTATGTCAAATATCTTTGACCCATATTCAACTGTGCCGCCGCTGGTGTATGCGGTGAATGCGGTCGTATTCACAGGAACACCAGAAGTGTAATTCTTGACGGTCAATGATGGTGTTGCCGATGTGTTGACAACATAGAAACCGTCAGCAAGTTGAGTCATACCGCCAACGCCGCTGATGTATATGGAATCGCCACCAACAAATGTGTGCGCTGAAGCAAGCGTGATAGATCCTGGATTCGCTTGCGTAATCGCAGTAATGTTAAACGCTTCGCCGCGAGACGCCGTGACCACAACACCGCTTGGAGTTGTCACCGCTGGAACAAACGGAATTTTGATAAGTGTCCACGATGTTGTGCCCAGTCGTCGCAGTTCGCGTGGCGCGTAGTTTGGATGAACAATCGTCAGCACATCTGCGGACTGGACATGGTGAATGTCAAACAAGTCCGCTTCTAAGTATGGGCTTGCAATTTCGTATGGCAACCCGCCCGACAAAATGGTTGCGCCTTGAGTGTGGAATCGAATGTATTGATCGCCCAACTCAATCACCATTGTTTGAGTGGTGCTGTATGTGAATGGAATCAGTCGAGTCTTCTTAGCGCTGTATTTAACTTCGCGCACAAATGCCGTGCCTGGACGATTTACGGCAGGGCCTTGCGGCAAGGCAACAAAGTTACGCAACTTGGCTGCGCCCGATTGAAACTTTGTGTCATCGATTCGACCAAACATTTCTGGTGACAACTCGCCGCCAGAAAATGATCGGTTGAATGTTCGTGTTGTCGCCATCGTTAGCGCCCAGCCGTCCAAGGAACAATGTGTTCAGGCTTAATGCTGCGCTGGTTTGCGTCAGAAGATTGAGCCTCAGCCAAGTATCCAGCCATCATCTGAGTGCAACGCTTGGCTTCTGCGGCGCCTTCAGATCCCTTAATGATTGGCCCTGCCAGCATCGAGGCAAGATGCCACGACAATGTCAAGGTAAATAGCGGTGAGAATAGTGTCGTGTCCGTGACATGAACCGTGTATCGCAAGATTGCGTTCTCTTGGTTTGTCAACAAGACTTGTGATCCGTCAGCCTGTGTTTCTACTGTGTACGGCTGCGGTGAATATCGACCGCCAGCAATAACTGGCGAATAGTTGTGACCAAACGAAGGCGAATCAGTTGGAACAAATCGAGTCGAGTAATCATCAATCACATCTGATGGCATGACTGAAATGAAGTTAATCGAATTGCCAGGAACCGCGTACGCGTACTTCCATTGATCCCACACTGTCGTCAAGAGTGGCAACACCACTCGTCGAACTGAGAAGTTCCAGAAGTGCATTTCCAACAGGCTGTCAAGAGCGATGGAATAGAAACGCTTGCAGTGTTGCGCTTGCGCGGAACCTTCGGGCGGATCAATGCTGGAGACAGTTGCGTTGTCGCCTAAATGCGCCAGCGCGAGATTACAAATGTCAACTTGCGAAGCCATGCGAGATCTCCTGATAAGAAACGAGAGGAGCAGGGGTCAACTGCTCCCCTCGCTTTTGGGGCAACTTCAGAAACTAGATACAAACCTCAAGCAGCAGAAGTGTCGGCGGCATTGCGTTTACCCTTTGGCTTTGATCGTGAGATCTCAGATCCATCTTGGATTTCCGCATCAGCCTTGTTTATACCACTCACAAATTCAAGATGGTGGTTTGGACTGCCGTTGTATTCAAACACATCTCCTTCATTACGAAGAGAGTTGTCTACGAAACATTTAACTTTTGCTTTGTATTGAGCCATATTCGTATCCTACCAAATTAAGTAACAGTGAAACCAGAAGCGTAGAACTTTTGACCGTCTTGGATATCATTTACAATATCGCAAGTCATTGTTCCAGCAGTCATCGGGCCAGTAGCAATCGTGTAGATCACTCCTAGATAACGAAGACCCTTTGAAGCAATGATTGGATCAAGACGAAACGCAAAGGTGTAACCAGAAACCAATGTTGCAACAGGAATTGCAGTAGTAGTCTGCAATGTCGTTGGACTTGTCAATGCTGCGGCAGCAGAAACAACAAGCGCAACCGTCATGGTTGCAGAACCAGCGGCAGTGAAAGCAGTACCTACAACAAATGTTGCATACAAATCTTCACCTTCACCGATATCGCGAGCAATAGAAAGATCGATGACATTGGTGGAATTTGCAGTAACAGTAATGGCTGAACCAGCAGCAGAGCCAGTTGTTGTATCGCCAGAGAGACGGAGGTAATTATCAGTAATCATTTTATTTGTCCTTTCTTAGACTTGAATTAGGAAACAACAGATTCCGTGTTGATGATTGCATCGACTTTACGACATGGAACGCCAAGGAACGACAACCAACTGTATGGGTTGCCGAATTGTGACAGACCTTCGTTGACCTTCAACACATATTGACTCTTATCAAGCGCGGCAATTGCCATGCCTGAGTGAACAGTACGGTTCATATAAAACGCTGCACGGCCCATTGCCATGTTTGGAATGCGGTACAAAGAACGAGCCATCAACTTGATGATGTTTGTGCTAGCAGCCGCAGTCTGGGTATTGGCTTGACCAAGCAAATCAGAAATGTCGATGTTGCAAATACGGACAACATAACGCCAATCCTTTACTACGAGACCATTCTTCCATTGGTAACGAGTCGCATACGCTTGCATACGACCATCAGTGTTGAACACCGTTTGCTCGCCAAGATCCTCATGGATCAGACCAGCCTTGGAACCCTTAGGGAATGGGCAATACACGGTATTGTCGCCCCAAACTACAAGGAAAATGCTTGTGTTGTCAGAGCCAGTACCACCAGCATCCAAGATGTTCTGGTAATTGCCAGCGGTTGTAGCAACATTGGAATAACGAGCAGCAAGACCAAGGTACGCCTTTGGTTCAGTGGCTGGGTTGCCGTAGAACAAAGTT